TTCCTCTTGTTTTTGGAACTTCATCTACAAACATCAAACAAACTGGCAATCTTATAACTCTGCCATTTACAGATGAACTCTTATTGCAGCAAGATTACGCTTCTGGAGTAGAGAATGTCAACCCATTTAACGTCTTTACCTTTATTGGTGATGTTACTTTGTATCCAGAATCGGATAACTGGGTAGATACCAAATCACTCTCTCCATTGAGAGGTCCAACATTAGAAGGTAACTTCTTGACGACTGTTCGTGAGTTTAATGCTGATCAAAATGGTTTCGCACCAATTCAGTGGAATTCTTGGCAAACAACTTGGACAGGAACTTCTACATCTACCTCCGAAAATAGAAGTAGAAGCAAGAGAAGAGTTAGAGTTAGAACCACAAGAACTACTACAACAACTACAAGACAAACCAGAACTGGTATTCGCTTCAGAGTAACTCCTATCATTGAGCAACAATCTCTCGGTAATAGAGTTGTTTCTGTAGAGCATATTAACTTCATGCGTTCTAGAAATATTGAGTTTAACGTTAAGAAACTCAAGCCTAGAACCAAGTTCTTTGCTTTCTTTGATGGAATCGCTGTATCAACTGCAAATATTACTCCAAAAATTATTGGACTTGTAAAGGATCCCGCAATTGACTCTAAGACTAACAGCACTCCTTTCCAAATTGGTGAGACTGTATATGTTAAAGATGCAAATGGCAACTTTAGATTTAAAGCAAAAGCAGTTCCTCCAAATGAGGACAACACAATCAACCCTCTTGATGGGTCAAGCATTAGTGCTTTGAGTGATTACACTTCCAACTTAGGATTTATCAATATTGATACTAAGGCACTTGCAGACCAAGCAAAAGGAACTTACTATGGTTCTCCAAAACTTAATGACTATCTTGTCGGAGAAACTTCTGGAGCTATTGCAAAAGTAAATGACAAATCTTTGATTACCGATGGTGCTGGAAAACTTAGAGGAAGTTTCTTTATCTCTGATCCAAATGTAGCTGGCAATCAGAAGTTTAAGACTGGAACTAGACTCTTTAGACTTACTGATCAAAATGATGACAGCAGAACTCCTGGACTTTCTGATTCCAATGCAGAATCCGAGTTTACCTCTTCTGGTTTGCTTCAGACACAGCAAGAAACTATCATTTCTGTAAGAAACGCAAGAGTTACCTCAGAAGAAATGAGGCAAGAAAGAACTCTTGTCAGCACATCTTCTAGCACTAGCACTAGATTTGTTGATCCACTTGCACAGACCTTCCTCGTCGATGAGTCTGGATTGGAGGGTGGTGTATACCTTAGTAAGGTAGATCTGTTCTTCCAAAGCAAAGATTCAGAAATCCCAGTATCTCTTGATATTAGAACTGTTGTAAATGGAACACCAACACAAGTTATCGTTCCACTGTCCAAGGTTGTCAAAGAACCAGCAGAAGTATTCATCTCTGAGGATGCATCTACACCAACAACATTTACGTTTGAGTCTCCTGTATTCATCCCATACAGACAGGAATTTGCTTTAGTTCTGACATCAGATTCTAACAACTATAAGACGTTTATCTCTATCTTGGGTAAAGACGCTATTGATGCTACTCACTCTGGTGAAAAGATTTCTGAGCAACCATACATCGGTGTTCTGTTCAAGTCTCAAAACGCATCTACTTGGACTCCTTCTCAGTTTGAAGATCTGATGTTCAAGATCTACAGATGTAAGTTTACTCTTCCAACCACATCTGCAAACTCCAAACTTGTTCTTAATAATGCACAGTTAGGAGAGGGTAATGGTGGATTCCTCCGCTTGTTACCAAACTCTTTCTTACTTACTTCTGGAAGTGATGAAATTAGAGTATTCCATTCCAATCATGGTATGCAATCTAACCTCAACTATGTCAAGATTGATGGTGTAATTTCTGAAATCGCAGACACAGCAATTAACATGGGTGGTGGATTCGGAACTACTGCATCTCAAATTACTGTTGATGATGCCAGTGATCTCCACACTACTATTGGTGGATCTGCTGTTAGCGCAGCTAATCCAGGATTTATCAGAATTCTTGGTACAGAAGAGGATGGAAGTGGTGATGAAGTTGTTGCATATGAGGCAATTAACGGAAACGTTATCAACGTTGTTGGTCATGGAGCTGGCACTGTAACTGGTAGAAACTGGACAAATGGTTCTGGAACTGGTACAGGTAAATCACATGCCGACAATGCTGTAGTTGAATGCTTTAACCTTGCAGGTATTCCACTAACTTTGATCAACACAACCCATAGCAGCACCACAGGTGGAATTATCAGCATCAATAGTCCACATTCTTACAATCTAAGAATTACTGGAAAGACTGCTGGTGCATCTCTCAGTGCAGGTGGTCCAAACATTACGGTCTCTCAAAATATTCCTTGGGATGTACTTACTCCACAGATTCAGAATCAACAGCAACCAGAAACTTCTTTAGTTGCTCGCGTCCTCGCTACTAGCGCAACTTCCTGTGGACCTTTCCCATCTGGAGTATCTGCTGAAACTTCTTTTGTCAAGGATACTACTTACGCTGATGTAACTCTTGGAGAAATCAATTACTTCACTGCAACTAAGATGATTGCATCTGAGTTGAATGAGATCAATAGAATGAACAGTGAAAAATCATTTACTATGGAGATTGATTTCCTTTCTGAAAGAGATAATCTCTCCCCTGTAGTTGATCTTGAAAAGTGCTCTATCGTCACTACTGCAAACGTTTATAATAATATTGAACCATCAAAAACTATTGGTGGAGAATGTGTAGCAAATTACATTACTAGACTCGCTAGACTTGATAAGGGTGCTACTGGTCTCAAAGTCATGCTCTCTGGAAACATTTTCACTCAATCTAATATTAGAGTAATGTATAAGATGGTTCCTGTTGGATTTGGCGGTAATGTTGATGATCTTGACTTTGAATTCTTCAATACAGATGGAAAACCTGATAGTGGTGCAATCATCGCACAGAATAATCCAGAAGAATTTGAGGATTTTGAATTTACAGTTGACGATCTTGGAAACTTTGATGCTTTCCAAATCAAAATTTCTCTAGTTGGTTATAATCAACCATACATACCTAGAGTGAAGGACTTTAGAGGAATTGCTCTGGCATGACGGAAGATAATATTGAATTGATCCCTGTCGATGGTCACAACAACCTAGGCAGGGATCCTGGTAGTAATGCAATTGTAAATACTGATGAAAGTGCCTACGACGCATACATCAAAGCAAGAAACCAGTCCAAAAGAAAAGATAGGGAACTAGAATCTCTCAGAGCAGAGATCGATGAACTAAAAGATCTTGTTGGTAAGTTAGTTCAACAACAAGATAAATAGTCGTAGGCTAAATAATATAAGGAATTCTGTAGAGAATGGCTTCTGCTGTATCCAATTTGTTGATCTATCAAGGATCTGATTTCAATATCGATTTCACTGTTGAAAACGATAATGGAACTCCTTTCAATTTGACTGGGTATACTGTTGCGTGTTTAATTAAGAAGCACTACACAAGTAGCACTTCTACTACTGTAACAGCAGCAATTTTATCGCCTGCTACTTCTGGACAAGTCCAGTTATCTCTAGGGAATACAGTAACTGCTGGTATGAAATCTGGTAGATACGTATATGATGTTGTTATCACTTCTGCCTCTGGTATCAAATCTAGAGTGTTAGAAGGCACTGTAAGTGTTCTAGAAGGAGTTACTATCTAATGGCACGTCTTAGATTCGGAGATCAATCAGTACCAAGAGTTACTAGAGTTGCCACAGGCGGTGGTGGCGGAACTATTGGCGGTTTATCCGACATCGATCTGACGGATACTTCCCAGGGCGGTCTCGCTGAAGGAGCTGTTCTGGTTTATGACAATGCTAATAGCAAGTTTGTCCCAACTAACGTATTAAATAACATCACGATCAACGGGGGTTCGTTCTGATGGCATCATCCATCCTTATTAAAAGAAGTACGGGCACGACAGCGCCAGGTACTATTACATACGGCGAATTAGCTGTAACTCAAAGTGGTACTGGTACTCAGGCAAACCAGGGTGACCGTTTATTCATCGGTGATAACAATGGTGCTGCCCAGGTAGTTGGTGGTAGATACTTCACGGACATGTTAGATCATGTTCATGGTACGCTCACCGCAAGTTCCGTTGCTATTGTTGATAGCAATTCAAAGATTGACCAGTGGTTAGTTGATGACATTGAGCTGAATGCAAATGTTATTACAACTAGCACAACTGACGCAGATCTTATTTTCCGTGCTAATGGTACAGGTAAACTTGTCGTAGAAGATGGACAAGAACTTGAATTTGGTACAACTGGAGATGTAGAGCTCGTCTTTACTGATGCAGATAGCGCATTAGATATCAAGCGTGTCACAGGAACCCCCGACCTGCGTATCGCTGATGATATGCGTATCTACTTTGGTAATAACAAAGATGGTGGCATTCGTTATGATGAAACAACTCTAGATAAAGTAAGAGTTGATGGAGCAGATTGGGAATACGATAATGGAGTCGCACTTAAGTTATCTGACGTTACAGCTTCCACCAACTCCACCACAGGTGCTTTCACCGTTGCTGGTGGTGTCGGTGTTGCAGGTCAAACTTCCACAGGAACTCTTCTGGTTGAAGGAGACGCTACCATTGGTGATGCAAGTTCAGATACTCTGACTGTTAATTCGACAACCACGTTTGCTAACGGAGTAACTTTTAACGGTCAAACCACGATCTCAGGTAACACCTCTCAGACTGGTGAGATTACCATTGACCAGTTGAAACTGGACAGTAATATCATCTCTACCACTTCTGGTACTGAGATGATTATTGACCCATATCCCGCTGGTGGAGATGCTGCTGGTTTGGTCATCATCAAAGGAGACCTCCAGATTGATGGTACAACCACAACTGTTAACTCGGCAAACATGTCGGTTAACGATCCTACCATTGAGTTGGGTGACCCAACAACCGTTCTGACTGTAACTGCTAACGCTACCAGTGGAGCAACTGATATTGTAGTTGATAAGGTTGATGGTCTTACTGCTGGCGATGCTGTTACTGGTACTGGAATTGCGGGTAGCACAACGATTTCTTCGATCAACACTGGTTCCAAAACCTTAACTTTAAGTGCAGCTATTACTGCAAAC